CACACCACTCTTTAAGAGGTTTTGGTTTAACAAAAAAGAGTTTCGTGTCAGTCTCATACCGTGCAACCAATCTGCCTCGTGCAATCTGTTCTGGTACTACGTGTTCGTCAAGGCCGTTACCCTGTATCCCACGGTTATCTACCGTGCTTTTTATCTGGATAATATAGCTTATGTTTTCGGCAAAGAAGTCGCCCATGATGTCAGTTACTGAACCAGTCATCTCGTTTAGTCCTCGTTTGTTTTGTGAAACAAGGTCAGTAGTTGCCCACTTAAAGACTTTTTGAACATCAAAATCATGAAGTCCAATCTTCTTGGCAATCAGTAGCCCTGATATTGTGGCAGTCATTGTATCAGACCAGTAACGGTTCTCTGAAGTTAACTGAGCCTTTTCGTCAACGCGCTTCTGAATCTGTTTTACTATGCGCTTTGTCTCTTCGACGTTGTTCATAATCCACTGTATGTGAGGTATACCTGCGTGTCCGTAGTTCTCAAATACGTTAGTCTTGAACGTGTCTTGTATCTCTTTATCCTTTACCTCGTCGAATATCCTGTCCACTCGGCACTCAAGAATACGCTGTGCTTCTGCTTTCGGCATAGCTTTACCACGGCTAACGGTCTCAATGATAGATGCGTTTGCGGTGTACTGCATTAACAGGTTCCACTCTCTACCTTGGTGCCGTTCCACGTTAGCACTGGCGGTCATACGCCCTCGCTGTTTACCAGACGTGCCTTGATAGATAAGGTCAGACATCTGGCGTGGTGTTAAGTTAGTCACCTCGTCAATACCTGTCGGTAGACTGTGCATTACCTCGGCACGGTTCATCTTGAATGCAACGCTATCGGCTTTATCCAAAACAAGTTTCTTTGGGTTGCCCCATATACCTGCCGTGGCGTACATCATCATGGTTTTACCTGTACCAGACTCGTTGTTTATGAACGCTACTGCCCCACAGTTTTCATTCAAAAATTCCATCAGAGGACTACCAAAGCCCATACCAATGGCGAATTGTTGTAATAAAAACCTATCGTCGTTCCATAGTTCCAAGTTCTCACGCCACGCTTCGTATGTACCCTTGGCCTCAAAGTGTGGAAAAAACCCCACCGTCTGATTAGCAGGTGGGTTAAATTCTATGCAGTCAGGTTTGACTTTCTGATTACCTAGAATAAACGTATCTAACTTATCATTTACCCAACCAAACTGGACGTGGGCTTCGTCTGCTGTACTGGTGGCTTGTAATTCATCTACCCAACTTAGTGTGTATGACATCAGTTCATCCATCTTCTTAATTGCAACGCCCTGAGACGATAGTTTCTTTCGGAACTCTTCGCTTGACGTGACTGAACTCATCGGCAGTGTAAACTCTTGCACCCCGTCTCGGGGAAGGTGCAGACGCATAACCAACGACTCGCCCAGCTCGGGGTCCTTGATTCGTTTAACAACGTATAAGTCGTTATGGTATATTCTCTTCTCGTCTACATCGCCGTCTTCATTGGTGGTACGTACATACACACCACCGTTTGACCCACGCACATAGGGTGGTGGGTACTTAGGTATAACATGGGTTGGCTCGTCTTCTTCGATGCTTTCCGCTACATAGTTACCTTCATCGTCAGTCTCAGCTTCACGTAACTTCTTACCGAGTACGATGGGAGACTTGATAGCACCCCATTGAGGACAATCTCTACAGATGTCAGGGTTGTACTCGTCAAAACGTGCACATGTATATGGGCCTTTTATCTGCTCCATCTTACGTTGCGTGTCTTCTGGCGTGTACTCTGGATGCCCCTTCGACATCAAGTGAATGGCTTTATCCCCATCAGTGCAGAACTTCGCAATAGATAGCCCTGCCCTCCACAATGGTTCGCTCATAGTCTCTTGGTTTCGGACTATGTATTTAAGCTGTTCACACCCTTCACCTCGTTGGGTCTTAATCAGTATGTCCTTAAACAGGTTTTCCTGATTGCCCATAAGGTTCTGCATGGTCGCGCTGAGTTCCCTAGGTATGTTTTTTGTGGGAACTGGTATCGACTCGGAACCGAGTAATCCTGAGAATGTGTCAAAATCGACGGTCTCAAACTTAGCGGTCAAGCCAAAAAAGCCCACGTCTGACGGGGGCTTGGTCTTGTAGTTATGTGTGTGAGGAACTCTTAACACACGTGCGGCGTCTGATGTGACCGCCGGATCAGCGTAGAAATTTTGCTGTGCACACAATCTTTTAAGACGCTCCGCGACAGGCAACCAATCATCCAAGCATACCGATTCTTCTAAAAACCAGTACACGTGTATGCCACGCCCCGAATTAACCATCGTTGGTTTCGGTAGTTTGTTGTGCTTACAGAAACGCCGTAGTGCCTGTATAGCCTGTTCTTGATTTAAAAATTCTTTGCTCGGACCACAATCCAGATCGAGGAAGAAAGAGTTTAGCCTCTTTACGTTATCGACTTTACGTGAACCTGCCTTATCAAACGTAGCCAGTCCGTAATAAACATCGTATCCTTCTTTATCATAATTGTGAGCGGCATCGACAACGGCATCTATTGAGTCATAGAACTTCTGTGCTTTGCGTTCGTCACTTGATCGTGCCGCAAATACACAGTAGTAGCCCCCACTACTCAGTGCCTTCGATAAAAATGTTTTTGTTTCCATTGGTCCACCCATTGCCTAAACCGCCACGGTGGGTATAACTTCTTCCACCGTGGCGTAGTTCGATTACTTTGACTATATGCTTAGTCCTCGTCATCCCAGTCATCAATAATCGAACTCAAATCACTGTCATCCGTAGGCGGTGCGGATGCAGTCTTCTTTACAACTTTGGTAGGTTCCTCAATCGGTTCCTCAACAACCTCTGCTACAACTTCTTCTTCGACTTCTGCTGTAAACGGGTTATCCTCCTTGGAGTTATACCCATCTTCAGCGCCGAATGGATTCGATTGTTTACGCTCCGCAAGTTTCAATACCTGCACTGCTTGCAATCTTAGGGAACAACCTGCCCCCATTGAACCGCTGTAAGGGATACCTTTGACTGCGACATTCACGATGCTACCGCTCGTCAATTGGAAGTCATCAGGCAGTTCATTGGTCTTGGCATCAAACTGCGCAGGCTTCTTAGTCTTGTCGCCGTTGTATGCACCCTTCAGATTAGCTTTGTGTGACCACATCCCATCATCTGTTTTCTTGAATGGGTTTTTAATCTCAGGCCAGTTCTTTTTCTTTTCTTCAGCGTAAGTTGTTTTCATGTACGACCACAAAGCCTTGGCTGTTGCGTCATCCATAATGAAGTTTACTGAATACTCAGCACCATCATCCGTTGCCCCACAGGATACAGAGCGTTGTTGCTCGTTATCATATCTATAGGTCTTATCTAGTTTAGGATACATGGCGGTTATTTTTTTGACTACGTATTGCTCAGACATAAAAGTCTCCTTAGTTTGCATTTGCGTCATAGACAAATCCGTCTACTTCCGCAAAGATTGACCCCCTTGAGGGCGTTGATATTGACATTGTTATAGCCTCTTTAGCTTCTTGGCTTTCAGCCTTTGAAACTGCAAGACTTACTTCATCTTCTGCAAGGGGGCGCACCGCCTTGAAGAATAGTTTTGGTACTACGCTACCCCGATCAAACACACATTCGGTAATTACGGATATAGCAGGGGTGTTATGAGAACTTAGGTACTGCGCGTAGGCTTGCATCGGCATCTTGCCGTCCTTCGCTTTACCGAACAACGAGGTTGCAGGTAGTTGCAGTTGGTACACTTTGGTAAAGTCGTTCTCTAGTACCACGGCTAACCGTTGTGCAAAACGACATGCACGTGACGTACCTGATCCTGACCCCTTAATATTTTGGGGGCAGTCCATACAACGGTGGGCTTGGCGGTCTTCTTGCTTCACCTCTGGTGCAGGTGCACTAGTGTCTGCTGACCAACACGTAGGACGTGTCGGGCTACTAGCATCATACTCCCCTGCGTAGTAAGAGCGAGATATTTTAGCGGCGTTCAAGATTACCACGTTCAATGCACCTTCATGCACCGTGTCTTGTTGACCGTTAACATACTCACGAAACTTACCTCCGTTGATACTGATACGGCGGCGTACTTCACCTACGTTCTGCATATGCCTCTCCTCACAAGTCCTCGTCTAAGTCTGGCTCAGCATCGTGCTCGGCGTAACCTTGCACTAACTCAACATTAGAGACAGCGGCTACACCACCAACAGCGGCAGTTGCGGCGTTGTCTTTCTTAGTCAAGGCGATTGACACATCGTCAATAGAGAAGCGGTACGTGTTACCTACTTTTATGTAGGTAGCTTTTGGGATATGTCCTTGGCGCACCCATGCTCGTATGGTCGAAACCGATACAGAGAAGTGCTTGGACAGTTCTTCGATTGGTACAAAAGGGCCAGTCATCATTTTTTCCTCACAGAAATTATATATTCAGAGTCTACGTTAAGTCCCATAGGGACAGTCTCAGGGTTTTCTTCAAGGAAAGTTTTTACGTTAGTCTGGTTCAACCGCTTTTCCAGAAACTCGGGTACGTCATGCTCCATAACAAATTTGTGCATGGCTTCCCAATCACTGGTCCAATAGCGAGTTTTCACCGAACGGTAAAAAAGTCCCTCTGAAGTCTTTACGCTCTCAAGCCCCTGCTCTTTGCAGTAGTCGAGTAGCGCGGCTTTGACCTTATCCAGTTTCTGGTTAAGGTCTTCTTCTTGTTTCTTATAGTCCGACGAAAGCTGTGCCTTCTTGTCTCGGATTTTTAAGTAAACACGTGTTAGCTTTTCCGCTAACTTCTTGTCCTCACTCATTTTTAGTTCTCCTAGTCGCACGACAAAATGTGTCGGGAGGTTCACTCTACTAGCGTATAATACCCTAGTCAAGTAATTCTTTGTAAAGATCAATCATTTTTGTGTGTACGTCGATTCTGTTATCTAATAGTGTGTAAACACGTTTCTCTACGGCTGATCCCTGTAGCTGCACGACGGTACACTTGTGATCTTGTCCTGACCTGTGAACACGCGCATTAGCTTGAGCGTATGTCTCTAACGAACTGGTTGGCCCCCACCATACAACTGTGTTCGCGGCTGTTAACGTCACACCATGTGCGGCGGCTTGTGGTTGTATCACCAGTACACGTGGGTTGGGGGTGGTTTGGAATCGGTGAAATATATCAGTACGCTTCGGTGCAGATACGTCACCGCGAATGATCTCAGTGGGTATCCCATCTTTGAGTAGTTTGTTTGTGAGTATGTCGATGGTGTGCTTGAACGGCACAAAGACTAGGACTTTCTTACTACTCTCGTCTATCGCTTCACGCAGAACCTTGTATCGGTTCTTGATGTCAAACTCCAATGCTTCTCCGTTGTCGGTGTATACCGCACCAGAAGATATTTGCAGGAGTTTGCTCATGTTGATGGCGGCGTTAGGTGCAGTTACTTCCTCACCTGCTGTCTGTAAAACAAGTTTATCTTTAAGTTCCTTGTAATACTTTTTCTGCTGGCGCGTGAGTTCAACCTCTCGTTTGACGTACACCATGTCGGGTAGGTCAAGGCACTCTTCTTTTGTGAACCTGATCGCAGGTTGCAGTGCGTTGTATACTGTCTCGGTAGCTGTCTCTTTCGGCTTCCATTTGAAGTTGGTAACTTTATACATCACCATGTCACGAAACGAACCAAAGAACCTAGGCACGGCGGCAGGGTTAACTAGCTTAGCGATACCGTACGCATCCAATGGTGACTGAGCCGCAGGTGTTCCTGTCATCATCCATAGCCAAGTCTGATCGGTTAACAGCTTATTGAGTGTCTTCCAACGCTTGGTCTGTGCGTTCTTATAGTGGGTGGCCTCGTCCACAATGATGCAGTCGAATCCCCCATTGGCAATGTCTTCGGCAACGATCTCTACACCGTCATAGTTAATGACAACGTAATCAGAGCCTTGATTAATAATCTTTCTGCGCTTCTCTTTAGCACCGTAAGCCACGTCAACCGTGCGGTGCATGGCAAAACTAAACAAGTCATTACGCCATGCGCTATCCATGATCGACAGCGGGCAGATAACTAACACGCGGTTTACCTTACCCTGCATCATAAGAAAGTCAGATGCCCATATCGCAGATGCAGTCTTGCCTGTGCCTTGCTCGTTAAAGCAAAATGCTCGGCGGTTCATCGTAAGGAATGCGGCTGTGGTCTTCTGATGTTCGTACGGTTTGTACTGACCAGACCACTGGTACTGTCCTTCAATGGGTGATGGCACGTTTATGTTTAACTTCTTGAGGGTGTGCGCTTCGTCTACACCCCAGTTCACCACCACTTGATTATCTGATAGTTCTCGACTCTTCTCGACAACTTTAGTAACTTTGTTGGGGTTTTTTAGGCGCAACAATAGCGCCTTGTTATCTAATATCTGCACGTCATTCTCCATCGCAACGCCTTACGGCGCGGTGTTAGTGTGTCACTAACTTATTTCTTTTTGCCTTTACTCAAGGCTCCACCTGCCGAACGGTTACGCTTTCGGCTTTGTACTGTCACGCCGTCTTTGTTAGACCCCCCACGTGACAACGGTTTCTTGTGCGCTACGTCTTTGCCTTCTCTCTTGTCGGCTTTACCGTTCTTGTTAGCGTCTTTACCTGTCTTATCCATCTTCCGACGGGCACGCTGACGTTCCATACGTGCCTTAAATTCTTTACTGTCAACAGGTTTGTTCTTTTGTTTCTTGCGATCTTCTTTATTTTTGTATGGCATTAGTTACTCCCATTGTGAGGACATACGGTTACAGGACAGTGCCGCCTACACAATCCATTCGGGCGTGGGTTCCAAACATTCTTATCGGCGGCAGTCTTCATAGC